ATGTTTAAAATCTCCCCGATTAAAATGCTATTAGGCGTGAAAACCCTGAACTGGTTTGAAAAGGCGGTTTTTTAGCGTTATGGGCGGTTATTCGTATAAATATCGCGAAGCGCGTAAGGTACTCCTAGCGAGTGGCCCGATGTGCGTTTATTGCCGTGTAAAGGTGGCTGATACGGCTGACCATGTCCCGCCCCTTAGTTCAGCGCCGTGTCCTGAATTGTGGGCCGGTGAACTTGTGCCGGCATGTAAATCTTGCAATAGTCGTTTAGGCGCTAAAATTGTTAATGATCGACGTAGGAAGGCTAGAAGGTCACGCGAATGGTAGAAAAGGGTAGACATACTGAAGCCGCTAACGTTGTTTTGGCTACGTTGCCGAACGCTAACGCCGTGTTAGCTACCGCCCTGTTGGGTATCGCTGAAGCGTTAGATAAATGCGAGATAGGCGTTTACGATATGCGCCTGTACGCAGGTCTGATCGTTCAGTTGTTTCAGTGTCTAGATCGTTTAGGCGTAGAGGCTGATTCAGATGTGTGGGAACAATTATCGAAAGAGTTATCCAATGGCGGCTAAATGTGTTGAGTGCGAAGATTTGGCCGACCATCACGACCTATGTCGCAGGTGCCATGAATGGTATAGGAAACGTTTAGAAAATGTAACAATAGAGAAAGTAGAAGAAATGCCTGAAACAGAAGAAGAAGTGTTTTACGTTCATTGCAGGAAATGCGGCGACGCATCTTTATGCGCTTCAAAAGAACACAAAGAGAAACTAGAGCAACGAAACGAAGAACCGTTAAAAGGTCGAAGCCTGTATACCTGTCGCGCCTGTATCTATAGTTGGCTGTGATGAGTGAACAAGCAGACAAACTAGAAAACGAACGCTATGAACCTGTTTTAGATAGTTGGCTAGAAATGCAGATACACATACATGATTTCATTTTAGAAGCGTTTACTAACGAAATAAAAAAAGGCAGTAATGAAACCACCGAGATGGGCGACGGCCCGCAATCCTGACCGTGACACTCACGGCCCAGCTTTAGAACAGGTAGCGAACCTTTTAGGGTTTGAACTGTTCGAGTGGCAGAAACAGGTAGCTGACACAGCGTTAGAGATAGACGCTAACGGTAATTATCACTATCGCACTGTTGGCGCTACTGTTGGCCGGCAGAACGGTAAAACCACGTTGCTAGTGTTTCGTATCGCTCTCGAATTGTTGAAACCTAACACGCTAACAATTTTTACCTCTCAAGATAGAAATGCCGCCAGAGCGAAATTCGACGAGCACGTTGAACTCCTTATGGCTACACCGTTTAGAAAACGCATTAAACGCTATGTTCGCGCCAATGGTCAAGAAGCACTTTTTATGAATAACGGCAGTTCCTACAGGGTGATTACACCGAACAACACCGGCGCAAGAGGTTTAACCGTAGATTTAGCGGTTATTGACGAAGCGTTAGCGCATGACATGCGTTTAGTGTCCGCGATTCAGCCAACTATGGCTACTAAAGAAAGCGCCCAGCTATGGATTACCAGCAACGCAGGCGGCCCGTACAGCACCCTGTTACAGCATTACAGGAAACTAGGCCATAACGATTCACCGGCGCTGTCATGGCACGAATGGACGCCCTACAGCGACGACTACGACGCCTACGACCCTGAAACATGGCGGGAAGCCATACCAACGTTAGAAGAAAAACACGGTGTAACACTCACCGCCGTAGAAGAAGCCGTTTTAACAACTGATCCTATGATCTTCGCTCAAGAATGGTTAAACGTGTGGCCGTCGCTAGTTAGCCAAACCGTTATCGAACCCGCTAAATGGGCGGCACTAGCCAGACAAGATATTCAAATAGGTAGCTACATGGTGTTCGGTGTAGATGTATCACCTGACAGGGACCGCGCCAGTATCGGGGCCGCAGGCTTAAACGGAGCTTTCACCGCTTTAGAAGTGATCGAGGCTGAGACCCGCATAGGGTGGTTGAAAGACCGAATTTTACAATTACACGAAAAATACAATATGCCGTTCGTTATAGATTCAGGGGCGGCGGCTAGTTCACTAATCGGCGAACTTGAAGAAGCCGGCGTAAACGTAATACCAGTGAATATGCGGCAATACGGCCAAGCCTGTGGCAGCTTCTATGACGCCTGTGAAGAAGGCACTATCGCACATTTAGGCGACGGTAGGCTAGATGAAGCGATAGCCGGCGCTACCAAACGCAAGTTAGGCGAACAGTGGGCATGGAGTAGAAACAGCAACGCAGACATCACGCCGTTAGTGGCGTGCAGTATTGCGCGCTATGCATTAGTAGCCGGTTTAACATCACCAGATAAAAAAGTTGCTATACACTAAACATGAGACAAAAACAACTATGATAAAAATTAAACATATCGCACTTATACTAGAACTAGCAGGTGCCGCCATGTTAGTGGCGGGCTTATATCTTCTGTTAAATCTGGCCGCCGCGTTAATAGCGGCAGGGGCAATAGTCATAATCTTAGGAATCGCATTGGAAAACGCTAGATGATTTTTAATAGTTTGTTCAACAGGGAAACAAGAGCAACGAATATTACGTTGCCTGACCGTTTTATACCGCCGCAATCTTTAACCGGCGGTTTAGCCGTTACAGAAGGCACCACGTTAAGTATTCCGGCGGCGTACCGTTGCGTTCAGCTAATCAGCGATTCGATAGGTTCGCTACCGTTCGACGCTTATAGAGATGATCAGCGTTTAGACCCCACACCGGCAATTTTACGGCAACCAGACCCTAATCAAACCCGCATGGAAACACTAGCGGCCACCGTCGCAAGTTTGGTTATGAGAGGCAACGCGTTTTTCTTATTAGGCAACAACGATAGGTACGGGTTCCCCCAGACGGCCATATTGTTAGCGCCTGACGCTGTAACGGTGCAGCTAGATTCAGCCGGTCAAATAATTTATCGAATAAACGGTAAACAATACGACCAATCTGAAATCTTGCACATTAGGGGCGGTATCATAACCGCAGGCAGTTTGATGGGCGCCGGTCCCTTAGCGTTACAGCGTCGAACTCTTGCATTATCTTTAGCCGGTGACGAATCGGCTAGCGAAATGCACGTTAATGGCAGTATCCCTAGCGGCGTGATAAACAGCCCTAGCGAACTATCACAAGACGAAGCTACTGAACTTAAAAATGCGTTTATGAAGGCGCACGCAGGCCGGCAGAAATCGCCGGCGGTGCTATCAGGCGGGTTAAGTTATCAGCCGTTAAGTTTCAGCCCCGACGATTTACAACTACTTGAATCAAGAAGGTTTAGCGCTGAACAAATCTGCACCATCTTCGGAGTGCCCGCCCATTTGGTAGGCGTCCCGATTAGTAGCAGTAAAACATATAGCAACGTGCAACAAGACAACCGTAGTTTTATATTGTTCACGCTACGCGGTTACATGAGCCGTATTGAACAATCGTTTAGCGGTTTGCTTCCACGCGGACAGGTCGCATTATTTGATACAGACGACTTCCAAAGAGCAGACCGGCGCGAACGCTACGAAGCCCACAAAATCGCATTAGAAGCCGGTTGGCTCACGCGTGAGGAAATCAGGCGTATCGAGGACCTACCAGAAACAGCACCAGAAATGGAGGCAATAGTATGAGCCTAGAAACCCGCACTATAGAGTTCGCGGCCTTAGAGACTAGAGACGAAGCAGACGGTCATTATCTAACCGGCCTAGTGGCACCCATACACGGAAATTATGACAATTCGGCCTATATCGAAACGTTTACCAGCAACACGTTCGACAAAAGCATTAAAGAACGTGGAACCCGCATACCGTTACTAGAACAACACGACACCGCCGCGTTCCCTGTTGGTATGTCGGTACGGTGGGAAAAATCAAGCGAAGGCCTGATCGGTGAATTTAAATTAGCTAACACCCCGCGCGGCGAAGAAGCCCGCACTTTAGCCGCTGATGGAATGGTAACCGGCCTAAGCGTAGGTTTTATACCAGTACGGAACAAAACGACGACAGTGAACGGCAGGCAAAACATACAACGCCTAGAAGCCAAACTAGACCACGTCGGTTTAATTACAACAGGGCGGCAGGCGTACACTGACGCGAAAGTATTAGCCGTGAGAGCCTACGACCCTGACGATGAACAGATCGCTCCGCTGTTGGCTAAGTGGCGGCATTTGCTCATAGACGCTTAAATCTTCCCTACGGAGACTTAAAGGGGGGCCGGTGGTTTGGGGAAACTAGCCGGCCCCTTTTTAATACTTGTAACCGCCTTAAAAAAAATGTAAAATCAAAACAACGCAACGCGCCGCTATTCGCGCCGGCTCGATCAAGCCACCCGACAGCACCCGAAGCAGGAAAACATTAAACCTATTTTGGAGAAAAAATGAAGTTACTAGACCAGTTGGTCGAGGAACGCGACGGAATCAGCCAAGCGCAACAAGGAATTGTTACCCGCGCCGCCGACGAAGAACGTGACCTTACCGAAACCGAAAACACTAACTTGCATGATCTCGCAACTAGAGCAGATGAACTAGACACCCGAATCGCAGAGCTACGCGCCGTTCAGGTATCTAATTTGGAAGCTGCTAAGTTACGCGCTGAAGTGCAAGCAACAGACGACAACAACGAAACCCGCGCAGTGGGCGGCGTTGTAGTCACTAACGAACCGCTTACCTATTCTGAAGAAAACCGCAGCGCCGGCTTCTTTCAAGATATGTACAACAGCCAATTCAATGGCGATATCGACGCTTCCGATAGGATTCGCCGCCACCGTCAAGAAATGGATATCGAACACCGCGACGGAACAACCGCCAGCTATGCCGGTTTGGTCGTACCGCAGTATTTGACACAATTAGCCGCAGACCTAGCGAGAGCAGGCCGGCCATTTGCTGACCAATGCACGAATCTACCGCTACCTAGCGACGGCATGACTATAAATATCAGCCGTGTAACCACAGGTTCAAGCGCCGCTATTCAGGCATCAGAAAACGCCGCAGTATCTGAAACAGATATTGACGACACTCTTTTAACCGCTGACGTAAGAACTATTGCCGCAGGGCAACAAGTATCCCGCCAAAGCGTGGAGCGTGGCACAGGCGTAGACGCTCTTATTGCCGCCGACATGATGGGCGCAATGTCCGCACAACTAGATAACCAGTGCCTTAACGGTTCAGGTTCATCAGGTCAGCTATTAGGATTACGCAACATTTCAGGCGTGAACACTGTTACATACACCGATGGTTCGCCAACTGTTGCAGAGTTCTACCCTAAACTTATCGACGCTATACAAAAAGTTAATAGCAACCGATACGCAGGCGCTGATCTTATCGTCATGCACCCGCGACGTTTAGCATGGTTGCAAGCAGCGGTAGATAGTTCTAACCGACCACTTGTATTGCCACAGGCAGGCGTACCACAAAACGCTATGGGTATAGGCCCAGTAGCGGGTTACGGCAACACTGGCACACAAATCGCCGGTATCCCTGTAGTAACTGACGCTAACGTCATAGATGCCGCAGGTTCAGGCTCAAACGAAGATGAAGTTTATGTAGTGCGACGCGCTGACATGCTTCTCTTCGAAGATGCCGGATCACCAGCGATGGTTAGAATGGATCAAACAGCCGGTTTGAATCTCACTGTTACCCTAGTTGCTTACCAGTACGCCACATTTGTGGGCGGCCGGTATCCAGCCAGCGTTTCAAAGATTTCAGGAACAGGCTTAGTAGCTCCAAGCTTCTAATCATAATTGAGTCATGGCGGGTGTTACTGGTAGCCGGTAGCGCCCGCCACCTCTCACGGAAGGGTAAACAATGAGTTCAGAACTATGGGAAAAACAAGCCCCTAGTCGAGTGCAAAAGCCAGAAGCAGAAAAAGCACCGGCAAAAGCACCCGCTAAAAAAGCACCAGCAAAAAAGAAATAACAAATGGCCTACACCACACAGGCGCTAGTTAAAGCCTATTTAGGCATACCGTCAGCCACGTCATCTGAAAACACGGCGATAGATAACGCTATAGCCGCCGCTGAAGCCGAAATAGACCAGATAACAGGCCGCACATTTGAAGTACCTAGCGGAGC